CATCTGGATTATCTCCATAAATCAATTTAGCAATATACTTGATAGGACCAACTTCTGCTTCTACTTTACGAAGATCTTTAGCGATAGGAGCACGTTCTTCGTTAAGTGCGGCAATGGCTTTTTGTGCCTTAGCAATATCGTTCTGTAGGTTGGTGCGTTCACGTGCTTGATTTCGACGAAGTGCGGCGGCTTTGTCTGCACCTTTTTCATCAGTTGAACGAGCCATTGTCTGATCGACAGCTTCGTCCATCTGACGTAATGCTTTACGAGCGGCTTCAATATTATCTTTTTGAGTTTTTATTTTCTCGTCAAGTATAGCCACCTTGTCAACGACATCACCACTGACAATACTTTGATCTAAATGTGCTTTACTTAAAAAACCAAAGATACCCATAGATGTAATGAACATTAACACAACCACAGCAATGGTCATGTAGGTTTTCATTAATCGGGGCACACGTTCCCAATTGGCTTTAAGCCAACTGGCACAGACTAGTTTGGCTACTTCTAATGCACTTCCCATGATATAGATGGGAATAGCAGCCGCGGCAAAGATAGCAGCCAAACCTACTACGGAGTAGTAGATTGCGACTGCTGAAATTGTTAAACCAGTTAGAAGTAGTAACCAGGCTAGGATCATTGATTACCTATTATTCTGCATCGCCGCTGGCGTCTGCGGTAGTTAACTCGGTGCCGTCAATTAGTGTAACAGCCACAGTACCAAGGGTCTGAGTTGCTGTAGCACCAGTATGGGTAACTGTGATAGGTAATTGCTTGTCTTGACCAGTAGTACCATCATACACTCGAGCATTGGCTGTTGTTGATACACGAATTGCTTTGGCAACTTCGTTTTTAAGATAAAGTGCTTTGGTAGTAATACTTCCGCCGGCAATGTCAGTTCCAGAAGTAGGAATGAACGCATCGCGATCGTACTTAACAGTAAATGCCAATGTTGTAGCCTGTGCATCACCGTTAGACTCGTCGCTGTCTAATTCAATATCTAAAATCTGGCAATCTGCTATTCCTGAAAGAGCGTTAACGATGTTACGGAAACGCATATTTCCTCTTGCACGGGCTTGTCCTTTAGCTAGGGTAGTTGGCAAGTTAGCAGTTGAAAAACTGTCAGAACTATTAGGTGTTACGCCACCGTTATCGTCGCTGTCAGCTGTTGGGTAATAGGTTGTGTTTGTCATTGTTAGCACAACTCTGTAAAAACCAGGTGCTAGTTGGTTTGAGTCTTGTTGAAATCCTGATGGCATAATATGCTCCTAAGTTATCTAATATTTATCAGCAAAACGCCCTTAAAAACAATTATAGCTTTTAAGGGCGTATATAGCAATTTATTTGAAGAAAATAAGTGCCATCATAACTGCTTGGATGATAAAACCAAATCCAATCGTTACTACATTTAACATATCTTTCTGAACTGCGGCCTTAATGAACATCAAACTAAGACCGGCCCAAACTAGTAAAACTAGATCAACAGCAGGTAGTCTATCAGTTAGGCCACTCATAACAGCTAGCATACTCGGAATAGTGCTGGCATGTAATACGATAGCCGCTAGCCATCCAAATGTTTCTGCAGAAATATGACTGATTTTTGTGCTGACAAACTCTTTGAGCTGATTAATATTGTCGATCATATACGTCTCTCTTTCTCTTTATAAAAAATGTGTTGTCCTATTACTCCTATCTTTTCCAACTGCCATCTTGGGTTGACATAGGTGGCATGATAATATAGAGCATCTTTGAGAATGTCCAATCGGAAGTTTTCCAAAAGAACTTTTTTAGCAACGGCATAACTTTCATTATAGGCCTCCTTGTTTATAGGTCTTGCTTTGTGTACTGAATCACATGCCCATGAGAATTGGCATACAACTTTTTCCATAATTACATTTTTTTGGTAAACAACGCCGCAGACGTCGTTACCGAATTTTCCAGAAGCTACACGGTTCATAGTAACCTGTGCGACAGCTACTTTACCTTCAAATGGCTCGTAGCCTGCTTCTCTATAGATATTGATTGCTAAACAGTCTAATTGTTTTTCTCGTGTCTTGATCGAAACAATGTCTTGACTGAAAAGACCATTGCGTTCTTTGAGAACAGCAAATTTTTGTGTAGTCAGTGTTTGTACCAAAAAGGCCACAGCTACAAATCCTATCATGCAGGATATAAATTTAATCGACTTTTCCATAAGTCCTCCTTTCACTTGGTGTTACGATATTTTGTAACATTACATTAAGGGAGTAAACTTCACGAGGCTCAATAAAAGAACCCTACTTTCGTGTAGTTGTCTCCATCGGACGCACAAGCTCATAACATTGTGTGCCTTTGGCGACCCTTGGCATCCCGAAAATACGGGTTTCTCATTAGCCAAGACCCGCCGGTTTGAGTCAGATATTTCGCTACCATATCAAACCAACTATCTTAGTTTCTTTGCGAAACGTATATTATATAGCCCATTGCACTAAAATTCCCAGAGAAAAAGGTAATTATCGGCGCATTTTGGCTATTGCTACTGCTTCTTCATCACTGAAGATTGGTACTGCATTACTTTTGTGCATAGTGCCAATGCCTTTGATCATTGTACCGGTATAGACCTTATCGGGGGCTTTAGTACAAGGACCCGCAGTAAATGGCAGGCTGTTAATTTTTGGTGTTTCTCTACGGTACGGCTCAACCTTAGGAGATTGGTAAGTACCAGACTCCATAGCACGTTTCCGTTTACGTTCTTCTTGTTCAATACCGTGACGCTTGAGCAGATCTTGCCAAGCATCGGCTTGTTCGCGGGCCTTACGAGCCTGCTCAGCATTTCGAAACTTCTGTTTGCCTTTTTTCTTGCCTGTGGTGCTGAGCCACGGACCTTCCAAATGCATACTCATAATTTCTCCAAAAATTTAATATACTTCTATTATACGATTTTTTTTGGATAGAGTCAAGTATATTATACTCGAAAAGATTCTCCACAGCCACAGCGATCACGTTCATTTGGATTAATGAATTCAAAACCTTCATTTAGTCCATTTTTTACCCAATCCATTGTTAGGCCGTTTAAGTAGGGAAGACTTTTAGCATCAACTAATACTACAAAGTTTGGCTGGGCGAAATTTGTAACTCCAACTTCTGGGTCGTATTTGTCTACATATTCTATAGTGTATGCTAAACCACTACATCCTGTAGTTTTGACTCCTAACCGAATACCGACACCCTTACCTCGTCGTTCAAGTAGTTGCTTGATTTTCTGTTGGGCTATGTCGGTTACGGTAATCATTGACTGCGGCTTTAATGGCGTCTTCTGCTAGGATACTACAATGTATTTTAACAGGAGGTAATGCTAATTCTTCTGCGATGGCTGAGTTTTTAATTGTTCCGGCTTCGTCGAGAGTTTTTCCTTTGAGCCACTCTGTGACAAGGCTCGAACTCGCGATAGCCGATCCACAGCCATACGTTTTAAATTTTGCATCTGTAATAATACCTGTATCATCATCCACCTTTATTTGTAATTTCATAACATCACCGCAAGCAGGGGCACCAACCATGCCGGTGCCTACTGTTGGATCATTTTTATCAAAACTGCCTACGTTACGTGGATTTTCGTAATGATCAATTACTTTATCACTATACGCCATACCAAACTCCTTGTTTGGTATTTATTACTTGCCGGTTGCTTCTTTACGAGCGTTTTTAACTGCTGTGACGTCGTTACGAACTTCTTTGCAAAGTTTGGCAAGTTCTTGTAGGTGTTTGCGAACACGGGTACCAGCCGCACCAACTTCTTTATCATAGAACTTTTCGAAATCGCTTTCCATTGCTTCTACGATTGCGGTAAATTCTGAATGTCTATTTTGAGCCATAATATTTCTCCTTGTCTAATAATTATGTCGACTAGGATAGCTTATAATAAAATGTGGTTTTAGTAAAGTTTTTTGGTTAGGCAAATACTTTTGTACTGCCACTTTGGACGTTTCCACCGCCGCTCATAGGATCGCTCTCTCTAGCAATGGCTTTATCATTGACTATGACTTTTGAGTTACCGGCTACTACAGTTTTGCCTTTAACATTAGCAGAAGTTACAAATGCTGTTTTGGCATCGTTAGTAATAACATTGACAGAACCAGAAACTAATAATGATCCAGCGGCAATATCTTTTCCTACTCGTGCTACACTATTCTTAGCCATAGTTTATGGCCCTGGTGGGATTGGAGTTGGATCTACTAGTAGAGCGCCGCGTGTAGTTGCTTTCTGCTCGGCAACGGTTTCTTTAATAGGAGGATCGGAAATTCCCAACCATCCCTTAAGAGTTCCCCAAGCACTTGTTGCGGCAGTTCCAATAAAGCTATTTGCAATAATGTTGTTAGCGGTTGTAGTAGTCCAAGCGACAGCACTTGTAATTTGCTCTTCGACCAGTGCTGAAGTTTTAACCTGTGCTTTAACTGTCAATGTATCTTGTACTGCTGATTGAATGCTAGTTTGTAAATCAGTAGGTAATACAACTGTCTTAGGTAATTCAGCTCTTTCAAGTGCCGCGTTTGTTGTTTGTTGCTGAAATTGGTTATTTTTAATTTGATCTGCAACTGCCAGCTGTTGTGTTGTTACACCAGCGGCAACGTTTGCACTAACTGATGCTAGTGCAGATTGTAATACCTGTACAGAAGCAGTTAATTTTTTCTGCTGATCGATAATTTCTGATAATAGAACAGTCATGTCATTGAGAGACTGTGCTTGCATACGAGCCACAGCCGCAGGACTTCCTGGTATTGCAGTCGCGGCTTTTCCAAAATTTAAATCTAAGTACGTAACAAAAGTTTCGTAAATTGCTAACTGTTGTACATTTTGTTCTTTGATTGCCGCGGCAATCGCCATTGCGGCTGTATCGCTGACTGCTACTGCCATAATATTTCTCCTGTGCTAGAGATATTTATGCTAGTTTTATACCAGTAGTTGCCTGTATAAATTGATCAGCAAAGCTCTTGTCTGTGGCTTCTACAACTGTAACTGTAGTTTTAAACAGTTTTACATCCTTTTCTGGATGTACAGTAAACAAGTAGGGCATCAATCCCGGGCCGTTTGCACCCATACCAATAACCATTGGACGACTTAATTTGTAGTAGGAAACTGCATCTTCTACTAGTTTAGCTACAATTTCCTCTCCGCTAGTTAGTTTAAGAGTAATTACTTCGCCTTCTGTTACACCTTTGTCTATTAGCATATTATACCTTTTGTAAATGTGTGCGTAGTTCTGTAAACCCGCCTATTAATTTATCATCTAAAAAAATCTGCGGTAAAGTTCTGGCTGTTGGAACTGCTTCTAGTAATTGTTCCTTGGTCCAATCTTTATTGATATTTCTTTCCTCGTACTCAATGTTCTTTGATGCGAGCAAGTTTTTGGCTTGAACACAAAAAGGACACTGATCCTTACTCCAAACTATTGCTTTCATAATTCCTCTTTAAATTGCTGGTAATTTATCGTAATCAATTACGTCACTCATAACACCAATGACATAATTCGTTGATTCGTTTTCTTGTAGTGCAGTTTGTTTTTTGCTAGTATCGCTATGTTTATTGAACCACGGAATCGGTGTTGTCTTTGATGCAGAATTCCAGTACTTGATTCCAATGTCTTTAAGAGCACCAACTGCTGTGTAGTCAACAAAATCTTTTAGAATATTTGCGTTAAGACCGATAACAGGTCCTTTCATAAACAAATAGTCTGCCCATGCTTTTTCTTCTGCAATGACATCCTTATATATCTGTAAGACTTCTTCTTGACATTCCTGTGCGGCCCTAGCAAAACGTGGATCTTCTTTAACTACTTGATTAATTAACCAAGCTGTCCAACCTTTGTGTAGTAGTTCGTCTTGTAGAATTAGGCTGATGATGTTGCCATTACCAATAAAGATCTTGTTCTCAACCATTGCTAGACTTGTAGCAAATGACACCATAAAGCGGAATGCTTCTAAGGCATAACTCGCATGTAAAGCGAGGTAAATGGCCTTGATATGAATCTCTTCAGGTACCACTTCGCCAAGCTCTTTCCTGCTGTTGATGATATGCAGGTCATCATAATAACGTCCAACACTTGATGCCATATCGACAATTTCTTTAGTGTCATGGATTGTATTGAATATGTCTTTTGGTACATTGTAAATATTCCGAATAATATGACTGTAACTACGGCTATGAATGTTAGTTTCAAAGAATGTCCAGTTGTAGACCAATGCTTCTAGTTCTGGAAGACTTACGACCGGAGTAAAGATTTGACTTGGGCCGCGACCTTGCAGACTGTCAAGAGCAGTTTGCCTAAGCAGGTTGCTAGTGAAGATATGTTTAACTGCATCTGATGCATCCTTAAAATCTTGTGCATCTTTGGTTAGACTAATCTCTTCTGGAACCCAAAAGAAACCCCTAGCTGTCTTTTCAAAGTCTGCAATCTTGTTATACTTTACTTCTTCAAATCGTTGAATGGTAACTGGGCCCGCTGGATCCAAAAACATTTTACGACTCAAGTAGTCAGTTTTTGTCTGTAAGTTATATTGTTGTTTGCTCATTAGTAATTTCCTGATGCAAGAACAATCTTGCAAATATGTTCTAATCGTTCTATATGTTCGTAGGCACGCCAAGGACTAGTATCGATAGCAACTACACCATGTCCTTTGATGCCTACTATATCAAATTTAATATTGCCATCACGATCTAATTGTAACTTCTCGTGACATTGATTTCCTAGTTCTTCGGAAATTGGGGGTACGTCACCTACATTCGGAGCAACTTTAGTGTACCGACTAAGCTCTGGAAAATATTGGCAGAGAGTATTCAATTCGATTCCGGCATGCATAGCCGCAACAGTATAAGTTGGATGCACATGAATCACTACCCGAACGTCGTCCTTGTGTTGTCCCATTTCTTTTTGTAATCCAAAATGTAATGGGATCTCTCCAGATGGTCTTAGTTTGGCGCTGATATCAGTATATTGTATATCTTCCCAACTGTAGTTAAATGCGGCACTACCTACACCACTATTAATAGTTCTCCAAATTTTAATTTTCTTGAACTGATCAGGTTGTAGTGTTTGCTTACGGACACCGCTAGGTGTAATATAAAAGTGATCACGGTCGTGGTGACGAATACTTACATTACCATCACGACTGGTAATCCAATTACGTTGATAAGCATCTTTAAGAACTTCACAAATAGTTTCTAACATTATAACTTACACGCCTCACAATCTTCTTCTACCATCTCGACATCGACACTATGCCCATTCATTCCAGCTGTGTGGTATCCGTTAACTTCCGATGCTACTTCGATTGCTTTACTGCCTGCTTTATTAATTAGGCTGTAGTAGAAAGTCTTAATACCCCATAGCTGTGCTTGCATTAAGTTCTTAGCAATCAGTGTAGTTGGTACTTTGCGCTCTGGGAAGTGTGCAGGATTATAGAATGTGTTTGTTGAGATACTTTGATCAACATAGACTTGGAGAACAGCCGCTGTTTTTAAATATCCTACACAGTCAGTTTGATCCCACATCAATTGATACTTGTTCTTTAGTTTATGATAATCCGGAACAACTTGTGTGAATGATCCTGCCTTAGACTCTTTAGTACTAATAAGGCTCATCGGCATTTCTATTCCATTTGTACTATTAATAACAACACTACTAGACTCAACTGGAGCAATAGCCATAAGTGTAGCATTTCGTACGCCATGTTCCTTCATCTCCTTACGTAGTGGTTCCCAGTCAAGCTCTGGTTTAAAGTTTGCTAGTTCGTTTACACCCTTAGCACGGATTTCCCATGGAAATATACCTTGACCATAGCGTGTCTTATCACTGTCTAAACATTTTCCACGTTCTTTAGCTAGTTCAACCGTTGCTTCTGTTAGATAATAGGCTTGATGCTCCATCCAGCTCTTAACTTCTGCTAGTGCATCTTTCTCACCATACTTATGACCTCGCTTGGCATGCCAGTAGGCTAGATTAGTTACGCCAATACCCAGTGGTTGAATTTCGTCGTTACTTAATTTAGATTGGATGCTAAGAAAGTCTTGGTAATCCAATATATTGCAAAGACTACGCTGAAGTATCCTGCAAGCACGACGCATATCTTCGGGATTACGGAACGCTCCCCAGTTGATGCTGCCAAGAGTACATAAAGCGATGCGGCCGGAAGGGTCATCGAGGCGCTTAAAACTACGAGTAGGTAAAAGTATTTCACAGCATAAGTTTGACTGATAGATAGTGTGGTACTCAGGATCAAATGGCCCTTGGTTCATGACATTATCAATGAACACCAGGTAGATGCGACCTGTATCAGTCCTCTCCTTTAAAATACCACCTTTAAATACATCTTCGGCATTCATCGACTTCTTACGAAGGCCGGCCTGCTTCTCATATTTGACATACAATTTTTCGAATAATTCGGTGTCTCTGTAAAAGGCTTCGTACAAGTCAGGCACTTCATTAGGATCAAAAAACGTAATGTTTTCTTTATTTTTGAAACGGCGCCAAAAGAATGCTGATAGCACCACTCCGTAGTCCATGTGACGCACACGAGTTTCTTCAGTTCCTTGATTGTTCTTAAGGACAATGAGGTCGTCAAACTGATGATGCCAAATAGGATAAAAGACTGTAGCACTAGCGTTACGTATTCCACCTTGACTGCAACTCCTTAAATCTCCAAACCATTTCTTTAGAAATGGGATCATACCAGTATGCATGATCTCACCACCTCTGATGGGGCTACCTAGTGGACGTAGACGCCCAATCTCCAAACCAATGCCAGCACGTTTGCTGGCATACTTGGCCATCATCTCACCAGAAGCAAATATGCTATCCAGATCGTCGTCACTGCGGATAAGAACACAACTAGAAAACTGTTTAGTAGGAGTCCCGAGGCCAGCCAACACAGGTGTAGCAAGAGTAAACAGACCATCTGAAGCACAGTTGTAGTACTCTTTGATGTAACGCATACGGGCCGCATTAGGTTCCTCTTTATGGAATACAGTCGCGGCCGCAACCATATAACGAACCTGTGGTGTTTCATAAATTTCCTTTGTCGCACGATTGCGTACCAAATATTTTTCAATCAACTGCTCAATAGCGGCGTACGAGTATGTTTCGTCTTTTTCGTGATCGATAAACTCGTCCATCTTATTCCAATCATCTTCTGAATACCAGTTTAGCAACTCTGGAGTATATAGACCAATGTCTACATTTCGTTTGACAATTTCGTATAGACGAGGAACTTGATAGTCTCCGTACACATCCTTTCGCAACATACTAAGACGTTGTTTGCCTGCTACATATTGATAATTGGTGTGCCCTACATCTGGATTATGTTCTACATCAATAAGATCAACGATTGCTCTAAGAGTTATTTCGTCGATTTCTCTAGTAGTAATTCCATCATAGAAATGTGGTTGACTCTTAATTTCTATCATTGATTGGCTAACGTCGGCAATACCACTGCATACTTTCGCTACCTGAGCTTGCCATTTTTCTACTGCTAGTGGTTCACGCTTTCCGGATCTTTTAATTACTGTAATGTTATTCATGTCTTTTACGCTCTTTGTGTATGGTTCTATATTGTTGTTTATTATGATTAGGAAGTATTTAGTGGCTCATACCGAACCAAAGAAATATCGTGGTTCTCAATGGTTTAAGCCTTGATTTTGCTTGATTTTGGAAAAAAAATTTTTCAACACGAACCTTATCAAAGATATAAAGTAAATTATATGCGTATTTTTTGATAAGGTCAAGAAAGATTGATTAGGATGGAAAATAATATTCCATCCAAACCAATTACATGATTGCAGTATATGAATATGTAAATGTGCCACTAGCCAAATCATTTACGACACGTAGGGCAACTGCTCGAGGAGTGTCTGTACCACCAAACACTGATCCATTTTCATTTAATAGAACTGCTGAGAATTCTAAGTCTAACGATGATTCTTCAGATACTCCGGTGATAACGTAATCGTCGGAAAGCTGGAGTTTGTTTTGACCGGTGGAATCACTTGCATCAACATCAACTAGTAATGATATTTTTCCTTTTCTAGTAAAAGTATTACTGTCTGCTTTGAAAACATAATCAATAACATAACTTATTGATCCACTAGCTGTCCCATTAGCACCTGTTGAGATTGGTAATACAGTAACCAATGATGGACTTGAAATCGGTCCAAGGTTTACTTGCCTTGTTGCATATGATGTATAGGTAACATTTCCTGCAACTTCTGGAATATATGGTATCAACGACAGGTCTCCAACTAGTGTTGGATGGGTGCTTGAATTAAATGTTCCAGTCATATTTCCTGTAGAAACAGTTAATGATCTTTGTGGGCCGCCTAAAGTGTTGCTAATCGAAAACGTATTATCATCAACAATATTTTGAACATAATATGTTGTTCCAGAAGTAACACCACCTAAGTTGCTGTTAAATGTAATAGGTGTTCCTACTACTAATACATCCGTTGACTGGCTCGATTCAATAGTAAATGCTGTTGATGATGAACTTACGATTGTTAATGTGTCTTGATCTGCAAAGGCTTCTGTAAAAGTTGTTTCGCCTACCGGTCTTATTTTCAAATTACTAAAATTGTTAAATTCAGTTAGATATCTTGTTACAAGAGTTATTGTTGAATCTGAAGTATAATCTTGTTTCAACGTTCCTCTAACTAGTGTTGTATTCTGCTCAATAGTATCTCCGCGACTAGCAGTTATAGGAGCACTCAATGTTAAGTCAACTGTAAATGACAGCACTGACAGTGATTCTTCTCTATCGGATTGATTATTACTACTTACATTACCTATTGAGCCGAACCACATCTGAGGATACTCTGGAAAGAAAACGCCGGCGCCGTCGTTACCAACATTAACTAATTTAGAATCTTCTACAGTATTTCCTTTGCCTCTACCGATGTAAACAGCATGTCTCATTATATCTTCAAACTTACAAGAGCTAATCTGTGTTTCTCTAGGACCATATTGTTGTCCAACTGTAGTACCGTCAGCAGTTTCGCCTAGAACGAATCCCTGGCGGCAATCTCTTACTACGCATTCAGTAAATTGATTATTTAAAATATCTTGATTAGCATATACAGCAAAGCTAAATCCGAATATATTAATTCTATTAAACACGTTGTCCTGGCAGGTAACAATGCTAGATACAGCATTCATAACTATACCTTTACTGTCAGGATCATATATACCTTGCCAGCTACCTTCTATTACTAGATCTTCGAACACACTGTCTTTAACTGCATCTAGTTGTAGTACAGTTTGATCATTGTCATTACTCTTAAGAGTCATACCTTTGATTATAATGTGTCTTGGCTGTGTATTTGCTGTTGTACTACCTAATGCACTTGGATTGTCAATAACCGAACTATCATTAATAAATTGAATTACAGGACCATTGCCTGTATGAGAAATAATAGTGCTGTTTGGGCCTGCGCCAATTAAACTGGCATAACTTGGAATATATAGTGTTCTTGTAGTTTTGTAAATGCCCGGAGGTAATTCTAAAATCACACGAGCTTTAGCACCATCAGCGTCTTCAACTGATGCTTTTGTTGTTGGGTTGAGAAATAATTGATCTATGGCACGTTGTAATGCATCAGTGTCATCTGTTGTGCTGTTGGCTTCTGTTCCGAAGTCAGCTGTAGTAACTCTCTCATCTAACCGATCTTGTAGATCTCTTGATACAGGGTCGTTTGTTGATGGACCTGTTTGTATGGCAGGATCATTAACTTTATAAATGTAACTTAATAAATTTAGTAGGTTACCCTGAGCAGTTAGGTCACGCTCAGTTAGAATCTTTGTATTACCTACAGCAGGTGCACCTTCAGAAACAGACCCGTTACCAATATAAAGCTCTTGGGTATCTAGAGACCACGCTAGTTCGCCCGAAGCTAACTGCGGAAGTCCTGTTCCTGATAGTGATTTTCCTCTGCGTATTTGAATACGGCTGATTTGCACAACTGCCATAATAATATCCTCTATATAGGATATTTATCAGTTGTTGCGGTAGTATTCCTCTACTCTGTCCCACCAGCGTTTTTCCCAGTAGTCAAAGTCTTTTGATTCAAGTATAAACTCTTGATATTTGGGTTCTTCCACCATAATTAACTGCTCGTTTAATTTAGGGCTAACACACATTAAGACAACACCTTTGCGTATGTTTGTACCATGTACTTCATTGTGTGCTAGGGCATAGGCAGTTAATTGTAGATAATAATCCTCAATCCACTCTTGTTTTTTAGGTTTATTAGTTTGTTTGTAGTCTAGGATACTTTCTTCGTTTAGGTGTAAACCGCATCCATCAGTCGTTCCTGCATACAGCCCCGGAAAATACAAAGGAACTTCTACACCCCATACTTCGTTAACATTTTTAAGGCCTTCACTAATAATGTGCTGTGCCATTTTATGACTTTGTTTACTGTAAGGATTAGTCCCTGGATCGTTTAAGTTTCCTGTAGTAATATAATCTTCTAGAAACTTGTGCATCCTAGTTCCCCTGCCGGCAGCTTCTGTAACGATAGCCTGTGCCTTTTCTTCACCTACTCGTTTCTTCCAGGCCTGAAGAGCCTGTACTTTTTCAATAGGTTTTGTTTTATCTAGGATTGTTGTAACTGACGGAACTTTGCTTCCGTCTGGAGTAGCATAAAGTCTTCGACCTTCTACGCTTTCTCTGCTGATTGGTGTATAATTAAATTTTGAAGTTAAGAGAGTCATGGTGCAAGTATATAGTCACTTGCACCATTTGTCAATATATTATTTGCCTAGTTTAGTGGCACGTTTAGCCATTTTCTCAACTTCACTTTGGCCGGAATCTGTTCCTACTTCTGGTTCTTCTTCTGCCGTCTTTAGTGTAAGTCCTGTGCCGTCAAACTTATCTACCATTTTATGTAAAACCTGTTGTTCAGGTGGTAGTTGATCTTCTTGATCCCAACGAGCGGCAAATGCACGATATGAAACTGGGATGCCCATCTGTTGAAGAGCATCCCAGGTTAGTGATGATGTTGAATTTAAATTATCGCCTGAGCTTTGAGCTGTAAACAATGCCCTAACTAATGGATCGATAGTTTCAGTTACTTTTTTTTTGAAATTGTAGAAGCAAGCATCATGCCTAGCTTACGGCTATAATCAATGCTTTCGCGCTTTTCGCGGCCAACTTCAGCTGCCGGAGCGGCCATTGGCTCTTCTTCAGCACCTAATTCTGGTGGTGCGCCTAAGTCTGCTGTCATTTCGTCGCCTGTTGGTGCGCCCATTGCCATAGGTGCCTCACCGCCTGATACGATAGATAATGCTGATGAAAGGCCTGTACGTGATGTTTCAAGTGCTGTATAAATTGCCTCAAGTGCTGGCTTGACTGATTCTTGCCAACGTTGTGCAACGTCGCTACCTTGTGTTTCTCTTATAGAGTCTACTAATTCTAAAAGCTGTTCTGCCTTCATGGCGGCCACGTCTTCTAGCCACCCTGTGATGCGGTCAACCATATCTTTGGTAGCCATAATGGTTTCAGCTTTATCTTCTTCGCCTTCCATTAGAACCCAGCCGGCAACGGATTCGTTTAGGTCGTAACGTAGTTGTAGTTCGGCCTTTAATTCTTCCTTGTCTGACTCGCCTAGTTCCATACGTGATAAAGCAGTATTGATCCAAGTTGTTGGAACTGACTCACTCATTGCACGTTTGCGAATAGTTGCGAAATAAACATTTTCGCCTTTCTCTTTACCATATTGTTTTTTCATAGATGCCTTCATTCCTGAATCGTCTGTTTTAGCTTTGATATCTTTTTCTTTCTTTTTCTCAGCTGGAGTCATTTCTCTTTCTAGGATCTCTTGATTAATAACATCTAGCATTAGTCTTGTTTTTTGATATGTTGGACTTTCTAGCACAGAATCAAAGCTTTCTGAAAGCTCTAGTTGGCTTATTCGTGTGCGTAGCTTATTACGTGCATCTTCAAGTTGCACATCTGTAAACTGCTCAAAGTTTAGCTTGTAGCCAAACTGTTTAGCTAGACTCTCGTTGAGCTGACTAGCTGTAGGTTGTTTTGAAAATTCTCTAATTTGCATGATTCTGTCCTAGAATTCTTATTACGTATTTATACAAATGACCACTTAAACATCTTAGAAATTTCTTGCTTAAAATGCTGTTCTTTGAATGAGCTAGTTTCAAATCTAGTCAGCAATATCTGATATCTTTCGTAGTCTTTGGTTAATTTCATATTGTATTTAAACACTTGAGAATCAATATGATTTGCCCAGTATTGTGTATCCAAGCGTTTAATTTCTTGTAGTTTTTCTAACTTAATCTCGTTATAGGCTTTTGCTGCCATAAGAGCACAGGTTTTTAAGAAAAACTCTCCTACATGCTGATCATGTTTAAAATTATACACAGACCAGTTGCCGGCTTTGGTCTGTTTAACGATAAAGTCTTCGTAGGATATCGAACCGTTGGGTAAAACTGTAATAGGAAGATTGCGATCTAGCTCTTCCTTAAATTGTTCAGCTAGGGCTCGTAATTTAGAACGATTGATTTTATGTTTTGATTTTTTCATTTGCAACTACAGTAGGATTTTCCATTCCTATCTTAGTTACCAAACTTTTGCGGATCATGGCCTCAACTTTGAATTGCTCGTGTTCGCTTAGAGTAGAGAGCTTAACTGGACGAGTTAGCTTTTTTAATATTTCTGCTTCTTCGTTAGTAGTCCAGATTTCGAAGTTATCAACTAGTTCGCTTATTTTCATAGCCCAGATAGTTTCTTAATTGCTAGTAGTTCTTGATTTTCAAACTTTAGACTTGGATTTGTAGGATGTTGTCCAGGAAGACCAATAAAATCTAAACCTCTACCTACCATATTTGATTTTTGTAGGTATTCGGGACTTAGTCCATCCTTGCCAATCAATCTTGCAATAGTTGTTGGATCTGTAGTTTTCTCCCACTCAACTGGAGAAAGTACTTTTTTGTCTCTAGGTACTTGTCCTGACTGTACCGCTTTGATTCTATATTCTAACTGCTTCTTTTCCCAGGGTTGGGTAGCCTGTTGCATTAATGCAGTCAGCTGAGAAATATAATTTTGTGCTAGTTGATCATTAGGACCTTCCTCCATGTTCTTTTCAGCATTGACTGTAGTACCAGGTGCAATATTATCAGGAGTATTTAAGGTTAAAGTATTATTCTCGCCGGGTTTTAATTGTGATAGTTCGACAGTTTTGGCCTGCCCGTCTGGTCCGGTAATAGTTGCTGTGCCTGCGGCTTGGTTAACCTGGGAAATCTTACCCACCATACCACCTGGTTGTGTTTCGTTGACTTTCTTTTTGTCATCGCCAGGAGCGACAGGACCTTGTGGCTTTATTGGCTCGATGTACTGCTTTGGCTTCTGTGCGTACTTTTTAGCTCTAAAGCCTTTTTTGTGTTCACCTACGATCTGATTAACCTTCATTTTGTTCTCCAATGCTAAGACTAGCACTTTCTAATTTGTCTATATATTTACGCAATTTATCAATCTTACCTCTCGCTCTGAGTAACTTAAAAGCTAGATTTTCAACAGAATGTTCGCCGCCTTGTTCTAGGCCTGCTTGGCGGAGTCGTCTTATATTAGCCATAGTTTCTTTGGCTGTGGTTAGATCATCAGATTTTAATGCTTGATTGATGCGTGAAGCATAGTTTCGAGCTTTGCTTTTTACTTCTTGTGCTGTAGCACGAGGTGCTCCCGGTTTTGGTTCACTGAGCCAGCTGTTATTTAAAACACTATAGATTCCAGCCGAGTAGTGTCGTTGTTCGTGGTCTTGTACATAAAGTTCTACATCGATATCTTTGATTTTAATAGAGTATCGACTGTTGTAGACATTCTTTTTAGCATCGTAGAGTTCTACCTTTTCCGGTGAGTCTACTACTGCTACTAGGTGCAGATCTAGATCACTGCTGTCGTTATAACCATAGCTGGCATTTGAGCCACTAATAGTTATGTCTTTAAGATCTAGTTTTTCTACGTTGAGATATTCTGCGAAGTGTCGAGCTATTTTTAGTAGTTGTAGTCTAACTTCGGGTATGAGTTTATTGTTGTCCCAGAGTTTAGGATTTAACTCGGGATGATAGGTAATAGGAGCAACTGATAGTTCTTGAAAGTTCATTCATTATTTAAAGAATTGTGCTACGCTATCCCAATGACTTGACATCCAACCAAGCACGGCCATGCCGCCTAGTATCATGTAAGTCCATTTCATCTTAAACCCTTCTAGGTCTTTGATCTTTCCAGCAAGTTGGGCGTGTTGTTCGCAACTGGCATCATACATGGTCTTTAGTTGTGCTTTGATATCGTCATGGCCAGCTTTGATGTCCACCTGCAGATGGTCAATTTTTTCATCTAAGTTAGCTACTTTCGTTTCGACTATACCAAGTCGTTCTGCTGTTGTCGCCATCGTGGCATTCTCCGTTATTAAGTCAGGGCTCTTATGAGCATGTGCCTAATCAAAAATGCCTTGTAGTTGCCTTATGATATATTTATTAAAGTTGTTTAAAAATAATGTTGCGGGCATCGCCATCTGTTACAAAAACAGCATAGTTTTGCTCCATAGATTCGTCTAATCCACTAATATAAGGTACACCCTCAAAGTCATTTATTAAAAATGAAACAGGATTATTCAAATCTCCGAATAGGTAATCTTTTTCTACTTCAAATTCAAAAACCCAAACTTTTATTATTTTACTAGTTTTAAATCCAACTACGTTACCTGCTACTGTTATTACTTCAGGTTTTTTAGAAAAAGATACATTTGCCCTCATACCTAAAGTTTGAAGAACTGTTTGGAAGTTTTGTTCCTTCCATCGATCTGTTTCTTGTCCAGAAATATTTCTATATTGTTCTGTATTAGTAATATCAACTGTAGTATAGATAGTATAACGCATGGCTGTATTTAACAGTCATAAAAAAAGCCTACTATAAAGTAGGCTTCCCTTCCCATCCCTAGGAAATTATACTGGGTTCTGATCGAAATCAGCAACAACAGCTAGAGTAATGTCTGTACCGTAGTCGCCTGAGCTAGTACCGATAGTACCTGTTCCTTGAACTGCTAGGTAAACTGGATCTGTACCGATAGTTCCTGCGATACCTGCAACTGTGAATGCATCGTTTGTTGAACCAACGTCTGTTCCAACTGTTAGTGCTTTGATAACTGCAACTAATTCAGCTTCTGTTGCGTTGCCTGTTCCTTTGTTTACGCTAACAATGCGTGTACGTGGGCCTAGGCCGTTTACTGTTGATAATTGCTCGTAATTAGCAATGACTGTTCCTGATAATGCTGGCATAATAATTTCTCCTCTTTAGCATTAAACCTACCACTCCGTAGGCTTTTGTATATGTATTTATTATTTGGACTAGAAATCTAGCTTAAAGGGCCAGTTTTTGGCGAATAGATTTGAACCAATCTACTGTGCCTTCTTTTACGGCTACACCCTTTTTAGCCATATCGTCACGGAACTGTGCTAGGCGAGGGCTGTCTATGCCCCCAACAGCATCTATAATGCTTTCAGCACTGCCTAGATCGTCTGCTGTAGCTTTAGGACCTAGCACAATGCGAGCAAGCTCGTCAACATCTTGTGTTACGATTTCTCCAGTAGCACGATTTTTTAGGCTACCGCCAAACCCGTCATACTGGAATGTCTTAGGAGGGTGTCCTGGAATACTGTTAACTAGACTAGATACTGCTAACTGTTGATCAACACCTTTGTACGGACTGTCTTTGCGACTGTAATCATGCTCATGATGACGTCCGATAGCATGGGCATTTTTCATAGTCATTAGATCTATTTGAAAGTATGCAGGTAGGCCTTCTATTTCTTTG